AAGCAGGAGCGCGCCTCGTTCGACTCGCACTGGCGCGAGATTGCGCAGTTCCTGTTGCCGCGCTCCGGGCGCTTCTTCACGCAGGACCGCAATCGCGGCGACAAGAAGCACAACAACATCTACGACTCGACCGGTACGCGCTCGCTGGAAATCCTGTCGGCCGGCATGATGTCCGGCATGACCAGTCCGGCGCGGCCGTGGTTCAAGCTCGCCACGCCGGATCAGGATCTGAACCGCTACGGCCCGGTGAAAATCTGGCTCGAGGAGCAGACGCGGCTCATGCGCGACGTGTTCATGCGCTCGAACACCTACCGCGCGCTGCATTCGATGTACAAGGAACTCGGCGCGTTCGGCACCGCAACCAGTCTGGTTGTCGAGGATTTCGAGGATGTGATTCGCCACTACCCGCAGACGGTCGGCGAGTATGCGATTGCGACCGACTTCCGTGGCAACGTCTCGGCGCTCGGCCGGGAACTCCAAATGACCGTGGGAAACATGGTGGCGCAGTTCGGCAAGGACGCCTGTTCGCTGACCGTGCAGCGGCTGTGGGATGACGGCAAGGTGGATGCGTGGGTCGATGTCGTGCACCTGATCGAGCCGCGCACTGACCGTGACATCCGCCGCAAGGACAGCCGCAACATGCCGTTTCGCTCATGCTATTTCGAGCCCGGCAGCGATTCCGAAAAGGTGCTGCGCGAGTCCGGCTTCGAACTGTTCCCGGCCATTTGCCCGCGGTGGGATGTAATCGGCAGCGACATCTATGGATCGTCGCCCGCAATGGAAGCCCTCGGCGCCGTCAAGGGATTGCAGCAGGAGCAGTTGCGCAAGGCGCAGAGCATCGACTACATGACCAAGCCGCCGTTGCAGGCGCCGACCAGCATGCGCAACATCGGCGTCGATTCGCTGCCGGGCGGTATCAGCTACTACGATGCGGCCACTCCGCAGGGTGGCATTCGCACGCAGTTCGAGGTGCGGATTGACCTGAGCCATCTGCTAGCTGACATTCAGGACGTTCGGCAGGGGGTGCGCTCGGCGTTCTATGCCGATCTGTTCCTGATGCTTGCCAATCAGACCGATGCACGCATGACCGCGACAGAGGTCGCCGAGCGGCACGAAGAGAAGCTGTTGATGCTCGGCCCGGTTCTTGAGCGGCTGCATAACGAGATGTTGGACCCGAAGATCGACATCACCTTCGCGCGCATGCTCAAGTCCGGTATCGTCAAGCCGCCGCCCGAAGAACTGCGCGGCATGGATCTGAACGTCGAGTACGTCTCGATGCTGGCGCAGGCGCAGCGCGCGGTCGGCACCAATTCCGTGGATCGATTTGTCGGCAATCTCGGCGTGGTCGCGCAAATGAAACCCGACGTGCTGGACAAGTTCGATGCCGACGAATGGGCCGAAGCCTATAGCGACATGCTAGGCGTTGATCCAAAGTTGATCATCGGTGGCGAGCAGGTCGCGCTGGTGCGACAGCAGCGTGCGCAAGCACAGCAGCAGGCGGCGCAAGCCGAACAGGCCAATATCCAGTCTCAGACCGCGCGTAACCTCGGCAGTGTTGATCAGCAGGCCATGGGTGACGTGATGCAGATGTTCAGCGGCTACTCGACGCAATAGGGGTGAGATGACATGAGCGGGTACAGGATCGACAAAGGCGTTCCGTTTCTCGTCAATGAGGCGGGGCAGATCGTCGGTTATGTGGATGAGCGCGGCATCGAGCGGTCGTCATGGCTCAGCGACGGAAACGCAGGCGATGTTCTTGATCATCGCGTAATTGGCGACGTGCAATCCGTCAGCACCGCAGACCTAATGTTGCAGCCGATCAACTCAAATGTGATTGAAGTCGTTCCACCAAATCCGTACCCATCCCAAGCAAACGCACCGGTACATCCATCTTTGCTGTACTTCAAGAGAGGATGGAACGGATATCGTTACTGGATGGCTTTCACACCCTATCCTGGCAGCGACAGCCAGTATGAGAATCCGAGCGTGGTTGCATCAAATGACCTGCAGACGTGGGTTGCACCGGCAATAAACCCGCTTGTACAAAAGCCGTCTGGCGCCAGCAACTACAACGCCGATCCGCACCTCTTCATGTCTGCGGACAATGCGGTCATGTACTTGGCGTTCCGTGAGCGGATCATCGGCGGCAACAACAACGTCAAGATGATGCACACCTCTGACGGCGTGAACTGGACGCAACCGGTCACGATCATTTCAGGCGCGCAGGGTTCCGTGGATTACGGCAGCCCGTCAATCTGGTGGAATGGGACAGGCTGGACGATGATTTCGCATCAACTCGATGCCAGCGCACCGTGGCCCGTGCGTCGCAACGTGTCAAGTACGTCAGATATTTACGGCGCTTGGGGGGCAGCAACGACCGTCACGATTCCTGCGTTCAGCGGGCAGGCTTGGTGGCACAGCTTCCATGCTCGTATGCCAAGCGGACAGATTGTCGCGCTGTTCCAGGACAACAACCAGAGCGCTGGCGCTGCCGGTTCGCTTTATATGGCGGAGAGCGGCGACGATGGCGCGACGTATTCGCTGACGGGCCCTGTTTATTCTGCCGTGACGAAATACAGGTCGTGTTTCGCTGTTCGCATGGATTCCTCTGGCCCCGTGCTGGACATCATTGCCGGCGATCTGAGTGTGTTCAAACTGTATTCTTTCGCCGCCAAGAGTGGCGCTCGTGCGCTGCGGTCTTCGGGGCTGGCGCGGCATTCATCCGCCTTGCTCGCGCCGACGAACCTTCAGCCAGGCGTGCTGTGGGCCGACACATGTACTCGCGCTGATTCGGCGGTGTCGCCCGGCACAGCGGACAGCGGCGGCACCTACACCGTATCCAGCGGAACGTGGGGCATCAGCACGAACAGACTATATCCGGTTGCAACGGGCCGGCTGCTGGCCTCTGCTGGAACCGCAAATCATGCTGCTTCTGTCGCGTTCGTCGACATGACGACATCAATCCAGCAATGGCTTATCTGTCGAGCAGTCGACGGGTCTAACTACTGGCGCGTTGGATCACTTAGCCCGAGGGCTGCCGGCGCTTCGCTTGTTACGTTGCAAAACATCGTTAGCGGGTCCGTTGGCACTGTCAGCAAAAGCATTGGATCGATCCAGCGTGGCGACGTGCTGACTGCCGAGGGTGTTGGCGGCCTGATCAGAATCTACGTCAATGGCGTTCCGATTCACGAGGAGGTTTGCATCACGTCCGCAGCCGGGACGAGCTTCGGCATTCAGGCCAACGCCGGTGCAAATACGTTCTACCGGAACCTGACCTGCATTCGGTCGGATCAGTAACAGATCGGTCCGCATTGCTTCGTTTTGCATCTGGGTGGATGGGCACATAACGCCCCTGTCCTGCCGTATTTTCCGCGCATGCAGGATTACGACCCGTTCGATCTGGAAGGACAGGCGGCATCAGCCGCTCAGCGCAAAAAGCAGGACGAACAGCGGCGCAAGGTGTTCGTCGAGGATTTGCGATGGCTGATGGGTGGCGGTCCGCGCGGCCGGCGCATCGTGCATTTCATCCTGTCGATGTGCGGCGTATGGCGAACGAGTTTCACGGGGAACAGCGAAACGTTCTTCCGCGAGGGTGCCCGTAACGTGGGCCTCGCACTGCTGCACCCTATTACTGCGCACTGTCCCGACGACATGGCGCTGATGCTAAAAGAGGCCCGAGAGAATGAGCGAAACGGCAGCAACGGAAACAACGGCGACGCCACAGACTGACACGGCAGCGGCGCCTTCGTCTGCGCTCGAATCCGTCACCGCGACGGCAAGCGAGACGCAGCAGCAGCAATCCGCAAACCCGGAGGGCGAGGCCGAGGCCAAGCCTGCCGAGTACGCGGAGTTCAAGCTACCCGATGGCATGGCGAAGGATTCGAAGGACTTCACGGATCTGGTTGCCGTAGCCAAGGACATGGGCCTCTCGCAAGAGGCGGCACAGAAGTTCATCGACCGGGAAGCGGCGGGCAAGCGTGCGCAGTCGAACGCGGTCTATGAAGCCGGTAAGGCATGGGCGGAACAGAGCGCGCAAGACAAGGAATTCGGCGGCGATGGCTACAAGGAGAATCTGTCCTTCGTGGCCAAGGCGCTCGACACGTTCGGCACCCCCGAGCTTGGGCAGTTGCTGAAGAACACTGGTCTGATCAACCACCCCGAGGTGCTGCGGGTGTTCTTCCGGGCCGGCAAGGCAATCAGCGAGGACAAGGTGCTGACCGGCGCGGCGGCTTCCAAGGAAGCCCCCAAATCCGCGGCGCAGCGCATGTACCCGAACATGAACCCCTGATCCGTGAGGTAGTCAAATGGCAACTCTTTCCACCGGCCAGCTTACCCTGGCAGACGTATCCAAGCGAACCGACCCGAACGGGAAGGTTTCCCCGATTGCTGAGCTGCTTTCGCAGCGTAACGACATCTTGGAAGATGCGGTCATGGTCGAGGCCAACCAGCCGACCAGCCACGTCGTCACGATCCGCACCGGCCTGCCGTCCGTCTATTGGCGCCAATACAACGCGGGCGTCCCGTCCAGCAAGTCCACCACCGCGCAGGTGACGGAGCCGTGCGCGATGATGGAAGCGCGCTCCCACATCGACGCCAAGCTGCTCAAGCTCAACGGCAACAGCGCGGCCTATCGCTTGTCGGAAGAAACCCCGTTCATCGAGGCGATGAATCAGGAAATGACCGACAAGGTTTTCAACGGCAACGTTGGCGTCGATCAGAAGACGTTTTCTGGCCTGGCTACCCGCTACTCTTTGACGACGGCCGGCAACGGTCAGAACGTCATTCTGGCGGGCGGCTCCGGTTCGGACAACGCCTCCGTGTACCTGATCGGTTGGTCTCCGGAAACCGTCTTCATGACCTACCCGAAAGGCTCGCAAGGCGGTCTGGCCTCGCGCGACCTCGGCGAAGAGTCGGTTCAGGACGCCAGCGGAAACTGGTATCAGGCTGCGCGCTCGCTGTTCCAGTGGGATTGCGGCCTCGTGGTCAAGGACTGGCGCTATGCGGTGCGCATCGCCAACATCGACATGTCGGACTGGATCGCCGTTTCCGGCACGCAGGCATCGACCGCGACGACCAACGTCATGCGGCAGATGGTCAAGGCGCTGGCGCGGATTCCAAACCCGGCCTCGGCGCGGCTCGCGTTCTACGCCAACCGCTCTGTCGGTGAGGGCTTGATGATTCAGGCGCTTGAGAAGTCCAGCGCAGCCCTGTCGATTCAGGAATCGCTGACGCAATTCGGCCAGTCCGTCCAGCAACTGAAATTCCTCGGCGTGCCGGTCCGCATCGTGGACAAGCTCGGCGTTGCCGAAACCCTCGTATCGTAAGGAGCCGATGCCATGATGACCGATGCACTTCTCCAACTGTCGTCCGCACAGGCGGTAACGGCTTCTGCGGTTTCGACCAACACCGTCGATCTTTCCGTGGCGCGCGACATGGCGCCCGGCAAGCAGTTGTATGCCGTGTTCACCGTCGATACCACCGTGACGGCAGCGGGCGCGGCAACCGTCAATTTCCAGATCATCAGTTCGGCAGCCGCCGCGCTGTCTTCGCCGACCGTTCTGGCGCAGACCGACGCGATCGGCAAGGCTGAACTGACCGCAGGGCGCAAGCCCATCGTGGTGGCGCTCAACCCGTCCGTGCTGGCAGCCCAGCCGAACGGTCAGCGTTACCTCGGCGTGCAGTACACGGTCGGCACCGGCCCGCTGACGGCAGGGGCTTTCACTTGCACGATCACCGACAGCTATCCGGCAGACAAGGCATATGCCTCCGGCTTCACTGTCCTCTGATCGTAATCATGACAGGAGCATTGACCATGGCAGAACAGAAGAAGTACCGCGCCCTGCGCGAAACGTGGCTTTCGCACGAATGCCGCAAGGTCGCGGAAGGCGAGGAATTCACGACCGCATTCCCGGATGGCATGAAGCTTTCCGCCAACCTGGAATTGATCAAGGATCAGGCGGAAGCCAAAACCAAGGGCAAGGACAAGGATCCCGCAGCCTGATTGTGCAGTCTCCTTCTGGCGTGTAGGCATTGCGGGGGCCCTGTGCCCCCGTTTTTCTAGGGTGGCGAAATGAGTACCGCAGTCGATATCTGCAACCTTGCATTGTCCAACCTCGGCGACGAAGCCAATGTTGCCGCCATCGATCCGCCTGACGGCTCGGTGCAGGCATCGCACTGCGCCCGATACTATCCGATCGTGCGTGATGCCGTGTTGGCGCTTGGCTGGTCGTTCAACTTGCGGCGTGGAATGCTGGCGCAGCATGATGAGGCGCCGGAATTCGGGTGGCAATACGCCTACCCATTGCCGGCCGATGCGCTGTCCGTCCTGTCCGTGCATTCCGCTGGGTCGAGCAATGACAACGACCCGCGCGAGTTCGTCACCGAAACCGCATCCGACGGCACGGTGGTTGTCATGACCAACGAAGCCGATGCGCTGGTGCGCTATACCGTGCGCATCACAGACACACAGAAATTCCCGCCGCTGGTCGTCGTCTCGATGGGCTGGCTGCTGGCCTCTTACCTTGCAGGCCCGATCATCAAGGGCGAGTCAGGGCGCAAGGCAGCGAAGGACTCGATGGCGGAATACCTGCTGTGGATCGGAAAGGCGGGCGTGGCCGATGCCCGGCAGGTCCGCATCCGTCCTGAGCACATGCCGGAGTGGGTGGCAGCGCGCGACTTCAACGCGCAATCTGCATCTGACGCCTGGGGGCGCTGATGGCGGCGAACATCCGCAGCCTGCAAAAGAGTTTCACTGGCGGCGAGGTGTCGCCCGAATTCTGGAGCCGCGCCGACGACGCCAAGTATCAGGCCGGTTTGGCGCGTTGCCGCAACTTCATTGCCAAGCCGCAAGGCCCGGTCGAGAACCGGCCAGGCACGCAATTCGTGCGTGCCACCAAGAGCGCCGCGAAC